CCAACCGGCTTTGCCTTCAACGGATGCCTTGTTTTTAACATTGTGAGGACCAGTAGTCACACTTCCACTTAATGCAACAGGGAGGAGCACTCCATGCAGGGCGACTCCTACCAAGCTACTACCACTAATATCAGTGAAAGTGCCTGTGGAGGCATGTGGACCGTCCAATAATTCTTGCTCGAAGGATTCTCCGAGCCAATAATTCTTATGTGCAGCAGCGGGAAAGAAGGTTGTCGAATCCGATGCTAATTGAGGGTTCGTATTGAACCTCTTGCGGAGAAACAGATCAGAAGAGTCATCAAAGTTGAATCGAATCTTTTCATTTGCCTGATCGTTATTGGTAATCTCGACTGTAAACTGGTAAGGGGCGCTCGTATTATTACCAATCACATAGCCAATGCCTGCTGTAGTTGCATCGGTGCTGTGCAGGGTGCCGCTTAGAGCGACCTGTGCGTTGCTGTTAATATACCAAATACCGGCGAGCGTTCCTAGCTGATTCGGGTCTCCACCTAAATAAACGGGAGAAGAAGACGAGGGCCAAACCCAGAGTCCGTATGCTCCACCATTAGTGGCAATTGTGCTCGCTGGATCCTTGGAGGTTTCCCAGCCGGCTTGGCCCGCCGTGGTTGGCGTAAGGGACTGCTGTCCTAAAAGGCGCACATATGTCAGGGGTGCGACGTTTGCTCTTAAGAAAGCTTTAGCGGCATACGTTCCATACATGGGAGACTGGAGGTTACCATTACGGTAAACATCGCCGCCGGCATTACCCGGTACAGTGTCTCCAAACATTTCAACGAACTCGGAATAGGATTGCACCTTTACGGGTTGCATCGCTAGTCCGCGCTGTGCGCGTCCAATAACTACTGGACCAATTACGTCTGCACTTTGGGGGATGAACGAATTATCAATTTCATTGATAAAAACGCCCGGAGATACAAATTTAAAGTTCTTTACTGACATATCGTGTTTTTTCCTTTACAACAATTGCGAAAATATGCTACTACAATCATTAATTAAATAGTATTTCTATTCTCAAAAAGCTCCTGAACTAACAAGAAAAATACCCCTTCACTTCAGGAACTCCCATCGGAACTCTCATCTGGAGGTGTCTTTCCGCTCCAAACGTTTCCAAAGGAGTCGGAACTGCCGGGGGCAGCGAGGCTTTCGCGGGGAAAAGTAATCTCTACGGCGTTTTCTTCGAGGGTAATGATGGGGCGGTCATCATCTGCTCCTTCTCCCATCAAATATCCTAATATACGAATATTAACTTCTGAGGTAAACAAGCGCAGTTCATCTCCCAAGTTCGATACATTATTATTGTGTGTAAAGTTCTGATCTATGAATGCTTCATATAAATGTCCATTGCGTTTTAGTACAACTGAGTTAATCTGTCCAGTTCTTCCCATAAAAGGAGTTAATAGAGTATTCATTTGCTGTTGATATTCGGTTCTAATAGAAATTTTATATTCCAAATTAATATAGACGGGGATCGGCACCGATAATGATTGAATCACTACTTTCTTGTTTGTTCTCGGATAATAACGTTGACGACTGGCGCCGGTATTGGTGCGTGTCCCGTCTGCCACCGCAAAATTACGCGTCTTATCTTGAACAATCCGCCGAGCGATCACAAAGCGGCCGCTACGTTGATTATCTTTGTCCGAGTAATAATGTGCTTGGAAAGAGCCTTTACGTGCTGGGTCCTTGGTTATACCCGTTCGCTCCACACTAATGAGGGGCAGTTTCAGGGCGCCGGCATCATCGCGCAAAGCCTTTTCGTTTTTAACTTGATAGGCACGCTCAGGGACTTGCCATAATACGGGTACTTGAGTAAAACCTTCATTCGTATCAACGCTGAGCTTAAGATCTTCTTTCACCCACGATACAATCGACTGATCTATGTTTTCAATTGTAGACGCGAGCATGCCTACTTCTTCTAAAGTGAAGCCCTTGTTTATGCTGCCGGTGGGCAGCATCGCAAAACTAAAATTATCAGGTAGCATCGAACAGTCCCTTTCTCGCGCGCTTGCATGTAGCTTTAATTTCAAAACTATGTGTAGCTTGTCCGAAAAGCAATTTAGGCTCTTCGAGCTTTATAATTTCATAGTAATAATCGCCATATAATACAAAGTCGCCTTCACGTACATATAAATCTTGATCTTCAGTTAATCTACGCCGATGGAAATGAATAGAAATTTCCCATGATTTATCAACTCCGAATCCTTCCATATATTCGGTTTGATAGTTAGTAAACTCAACCAAAGCATAGACCCGAATTGGGGGCAGATAGGTCTTTTTAATCGCTTCCCCATACAATCCATGAAAATCAGTAGCAGGCAAGTCAATAGGGTAATAGAGAATCTGTTGTCCGATGACCTTTTCAATAAGCTCATCATTAACTTGTTTAACTAAATTCCGCTCTTTCTTTCCTAGAAAAAGAGGAGGAGGCGGCGCCTTTGGTCTTTCCCATTCATTATCTGCCATCACTTATCATCCTACAAAAATTGGAAGCGGAGTAACCTTAAGCACATTGGTTGCGGCATCCGTAAGCTCCTGATCCGACTTGGCGAGGGCCGGGTATTCCATCTCCTTAAGCATTTCGTGCAATTTATCACGCAACTGTTGCTGTTCTTCTTTTGCTTGTGCTAATAATTCAGAATGATTTAGCGTCACGCTTTCCCCGGGGATTGGCATCGTGGTAAACTTGCCGCGAATCTGTCCTAACATCTCTTTGCAGACAGCCAAGGCATATTTACGAATCCACTGCTTCCCAATCGCATTAATATTAATATATGGAATATTATCAAATGGAATCGTATTCATATTATTGATTCCTTCTTGGCCGGCCTTGGTAGTACCGTCCTTCTCCCATGGTACTGGATCTACTTGAAATTTAAACCAGATGCGATCTGCCAATCCATCACTCCAATAGCTCGGAGTAGGAAAGAGTCTGAGTTTATTATTAATAAGCTCATATGAATAGTTGGAGGTGCGCGTAACAATAGAGTCTTCATAAGCCATTGCCTGTAGCTTGTTCTGCCATGTTGGAATAATCTCAAATGTAGAGTCATCCGCAAATTGCCCGTATGTGGAGTAATTACCTACGACGCCCACCCCGCCATAATAGCCATAGAAGCGCCACATTGCCCTTGGAGAGCGATAAAAAACTTGAGTAACTATAATGCGCTTATTATCCACAGACCCCGACCACGCTACGGCTGAGCCGGCATCGTCGACGCCCGAAACCGAGGAGCTTTGAATAATTGATTGGAGGTTGTAATCCTGTTTGTTGTTTTTAGGCTGGAAGGAGGCCGAATATTGGGGCACTGTCCCCCCAAATCCGCCTGCAGCCGACGCCCCCTCGCCTACGCGGCGGGAGTATCCAATAGTAAAACGCGGGAACCTAAGATTAACGTTTTGAGGACCGCTTTTGCGATCACCTTTATGATCAAATGTTCCTGTTTGTTCTCCGAGAACGGTCGAAAGAGCATTTTTAGATTGATGAAGATTAAGGATGTAGGAATATTCTAAAACAGCTTCTTCGTATGCTGCATAAACATTCCCTGGCGTAAGCTCAATATCAACTACATCGCCGCCTAATTTCTTATAGGTATAGGCCACCTGCAGAGCGGCGCCGCTTATAAAATCCGCGGATCCTGTGTATATCCCAAAAGGCAGCGACCCCGTTACAAGACCCGTACTTCCAGTTGAAGTTAAAACAATCGCGCTGGTTTCAGATTTTGGATTTAGATTGGTTGGCATATAGATAGAACTCCTCGTCTTTAATTAGTTTTTTAAAACATAAAAACGAAAATCTCAAAAATTTACCGGGGAAAAAATTTAGCAAATCACCATTTTGAGTTGTTTTATACAAAAAACCCCCGCACACAGGCGAGGGTTGGTTGTTCTTGTTATATTTTAGATTATACAGTGTCGCCCATGTACCAGAACGCTGTGATGAAACTAACCGATCCTGTTGCGAAAGGTGCGGTATTACCCCCCG